TGCAAAACTAGATGAAAACAATAATGTACTTGCTGTTCATGTTGTCAATAATGATGTCATTACCGTAAATGGCATTGAGTCAGAACAATCAGGTATTGACTTTCTAACATCACTACACGGACATACACTATGGAAGCAAACTTCCTACAATGGCAATATCCGTAAACAATATGCGGGTATAGGGTACATTTACGATGAAACAAATGATGTATTTATCGCTCCTGAACCCTTTCCATCTTGGACACTAGATAGCAATTTTGATTGGCAACCACCTGTACCTAGACCGCAAGTTACAGAGTTAAAAGAAATATGGCAATGGAGCGAAACAAGCCAAAATTGGATTAACTTAAACCTAGAATAAATTTTGTTTTTTACTCAATATAGGGTATGGTTTTTTTATGAAAACTGTTTTTTGGAGTCATTTTTGTTTACCTAGTTTTTTACCTAAAATGAAACTTTTAAGTGGTTCACCTAAAAAGTTATCTACTGAAATAAAAAAAGATATGATTATTTCAAATAGAAATTTAGCGCTTTGTCCTGCATCAAATGAATTGTTTAATAATACTTACTATTTAACATTCAACCAAGACCTTGATGAAGATTTTGATGAAAATGGGTATCCTCAACAAAATAAAAAACAATTATTTTTACAGCGTGAAAAACAATTTCAAAACCGTATTTCTGTTGAACTTGATTTTGCTTGGATATTTTATTCAAGTGAACCTTTAATGTTAGAAGTTTTCCCTCCTTTTTGTCATCAAACAACACTACAAAATTTTGGGTGTATAGCAAGCGGAAGATATGACATAGGAAAATGGTTTAGACCTATAAATTTATCATTTTTTTTATGGGAAGGAATAAATAAATTTAAGGCTAAAGAAGGAGAACCTATTTGTTATATTCGTTTTATTTCAGAGACACCAATTAAATTACAAGAATTTTATATCAACCAAAGATTATTAGAAATTGGGCAAAATTCAACAAATCACCCAAATTTTTACAAAAAAAATATACCTTTATTGAAAAGATATGAAAAATTCAAAGAAAGTAATATGAAACATTTAATAGAAAAAGAGATAAATAACAATTTAGGAGAACTTAATGAAAATTAAAAATAAAAATAAAATTATATTTCAAGCCGTAGATGAATACACTAAAGAAGTTGTTTTACCACCAACTCCAGCCAAAGATTTTATTCCTGATTGGTGGAAAAAAATGCAACCTTATACTGCAAAAAAATTATTAACAGATAATAGAAATGAATTTTATTATCCACATGTTTCAGCAAAAAAATGTTTTCCTTTAGTAGATGCAATGACATCAGGTTACATTTTACCATTATGGGCTGATGTTGAAGTAAGCAATGTTTCTAGCGGTAAAAAAGTTACTTGGCTTACTGATAAACCTATTTTTGATACTTGGTCAAATGAGGTCACGCAAGGTATCGAGTACCCTGAAGGTTATGACCCTGAAGTTTTCAAACTAAAAAATTATTATGTAATAAAAACTCCTAATAATTATTCTTGTTTAATTACCCACCCACTTGGTTTTAATGATTTACCGTTCAAAATAATAAGTGGCGTGGCAGATACAGATAAATTAAAAACTATTATTAACCCTACTTTATGGTGGAAAAAAGACTTTGAAGGAATTGTAAAAAAAGGAACACCAATGGCTCAAATAATTCCATTTCGAAGGGAGAATTGGGAAAGTCAAATAGATTTGATGGCTCCAAATAAAAATTATTTTAATGAACAAAAATTTATCAGAACGGTATCTGAAGGTGCTTATGGTCTATTTCAAAGACAAAAAAAGAATTATACTTAAAAATAGGCGAAATAAGGCAGGGCTAATTAAAGGGTATACTAATACCGCCTGAAAGGAGTAAATCATGGCAGGTACAACAACTAAGGGGTTTGTTTATTAGTTCTTTTAGTGAATAGTACTTTTTTATTTCTTTAATAAGGGATAATCCATATTATGCGTGGTTCTAAAGTCCAAGGACGATTTAAAATAGGGTTTGAAACTCTCTCTATGGATGAGGGCATGGTTGATGAACTCCGTGATCCTGTTGGAACTATTGTTAATTGGTGGACTTGGGATGATGCGGCCCTTGCTGCAGATTATGGAAACTACGTAGATCCAATTTACGATGTATCAAATCAAGATCCTGCTAAAGGTCGTAGATGGAATGAGCCTTTTGATCTGCCCGTAATTTTGGCGCAATTAATGCGTGGTACAAACATAATGAATGAACGAGGATTCTACGTAGTAGATACCTTGCGTCTTGTTGTATCTGTAGCAGATATAAATAGATTACTTCCTGCAATGATCACAGACCCAAACCAGCACATCAAGGACCGTGTCGTATTCCAGAATGAAGTATTTATTCCTACCAGAGTCTTACCTCGTGGAAGATACGCCGAACGTTACTCAGTAGTAACTATTGACTGTAACCTAGTAAGCCAGGAGGAGTTAGTCAACGATCCTCAGTTCCAAACCTACGCAAATTAATCGTGGGAAATTTTGAGGAGTTATTAGACCCATCCCTCTTTGAATTTGATAGAGTAGAATTAGGTGACCAAGTAGAAGAGGATGATGATGACAACTAAAAAGGCTAAGGGTAAAGTTGAAAAGGTTATGAAGGAATATAAAGAAGGCAAACTTCATAGCGGTAAGAAGGGTCCTGGTAAAGGCCCAGTTGTTAAATCAAAGAAGCAAGCAGTTGCGATAGCCCTGAGCGAAGCGGGAATGTCAAAGAAGAAAAAGAGTAAGTAATGGCAAGACGGCGCAGGAACATCGGAGCACGGGCTGGTAAGCAGCCTCAAAAGAATATTCAAACAAATGTCACTGAGAGTAAGTACGAATCTGGTGGCGCAAGATTAAAGCGAAAGAAGGGCGGCATAGTGAGAAAACCTAAAGCCCCAATCCGATACAAGCATAAGAAGTCGGTGGCATGATGGCAGATAAGAAGAAGCCAGAGAAGCCAGTAACACTGGGCATTGGAGTTCCTGGAAAGAAGGCCAAGGTAACCCACAAAGTTTCTAAGAATAAGAAGGGTGATGTTGTTGTAGAACACACCAATACCAACCAAGGCAAGTGGGATAAAATAAATCTTACAAAAATGGGCGGATCAAAGACTGTTAAGCAAGGTGTCAAGGCGGTAAAGAGTTGGCACAAGAGCAATCCTCATAGAAGTCAGGGAAGATAATGGCAAAAGCATTCTGGAATACCAAAGATCCTTCAGACAAGGATAAAAAATTAACATCATCTCAAAAGTCTGCGGCTAAGGCTAGAGCCAAAGCAGCAGGACGTCCTTATCCAAATTTAGTCGATAATGCCGCAATGGCAAAGAAGGCTAAAGCCAACAAGAAGAAAGGTAAATAACCATGTGTAGCACATGCGGCTGTATGAAGCCAAAAGACAAGCACGGCATGAAGACTCTGGCTGCTGCTAATAAGAAGTATGACAAGAAGAAGATTGATAAGAAGAAGGACAAGAAATAATGGCTCTCTCATGTAAGACGAAGAACTGCAAGTGCAAGTGTTCCACTTGCCAGAAAGGTAAATAATGAAGAAGTCACTAACCCCTAAGCAGAAGAAGATTGCAGGAGCAGCAAAGCCTGTAGAAAAAATTACTGGCGCAGATTTTAAAGCGCTTAAAAAGAAGAAGAAGAAAGTAATTTAAAGTTAGGCCCCTAACACAGGGGCCTTTCTTATATCCTTGCTTTATCAGAACACCGCTGCGGTGCCTGACTACAGTTCCCACTGGTTGCGATAAAGGGGTTATTTATTATGGCTTATAAGCCTTGGTACGAACAAGTTGCTGAGATGAACAATCAGCAAGAACGTGAAGAGTTTATTCGGGGTGTGTTTGGATTCCGCCCTCAAGAAAAACGTCCCGCCATCGCATCCCTCATTGCAGGTACAACCGCAGCCTATCTTGCTGGCGCAGTCTACTTAGCAACGAAGGCGAAGAAAAAGAAGTGACCTATTTAAAAAAAGCCAAAGAATCTTTAACTAGAGCCAGTATGGAGACTACTCGTTTTATGGGCGCTCATTTACGGTCAGAGGCTAGAGCATCAGGCTGGCCAGATAATATTGTTAGAAGCCTTCATGTTCGTCACTCTGATGGCGCTTTTACTATTCATGGCAACCCAGATCACAAGGCAGAGATTTTAAACCTTGAGTATGGAACTCCAGATAGAAACCCAACCGCTGCGATGCGTCGCTTTAATAACCGTCAGCATGAGGCTGAGAAGTTCTTGATGGCTCGTACTATGCGCCACATGGATGGCTACCTATGACATTCTTATTAGATGAAGATGAAGCACTTCGTAATCTTTTAAAGGAGATGACAGTAACAGATCAGAAGGCTTCTTCTGCTACCGTTAAAACAATTACTAACAAAGCATTGCTATCTAACGTAGTTACAATTACAACCTCAGCACCGCATGAGTTTGAGGTGGGAGATACTGTAACTATTGCTGGAGCATCTACTCCGTTTAATGGCACATACAACATTACTTTAATACCAAGTGATACTACTTTTAAATATGCAAAGACCAATGCCAACATTGCTAGCGTTGCATCGGGTGGAACTGCCACGCCAGGAACTACCCGAAAGGTAGGCGTATGGTTTGGACAACCTGATCAAGAAATTAGAGCACAGTCTTATCCATACATTACTATTGATATGATTGATATTGCCGAAGATTTTTCTCGTGCCATGAGAGGCAAGGTAAAGCCAGCGTACTTAACTAATCCATCTATTATTGGAGAAAGTACTGCTTTTGATGCTGATGAACATGATTGGGAAATTAACTATCCAATACCTGTAAACATTGATTATCAAGTTACTTCTTACTCTCGTCAACCACGTCATGACCGCCAAATTTTGGCGCAATTACTTTACTCAAAACTTCCCTTGAGGTTTGCTGTCCTAGATACAGGACCAAACACTGTGTTCGGCACTACTCGCCGCTTAGATGTTCTGGATATCTCTAAGAGAGACATTACAGAGCAAGGACGAAGATTATTCGTAAATGCAATAACAGTTCGTGTCTCAAGTGAGATTGCGGCTGAAACATATAAACAGATGTACAAAGTGTTGCAAATTAACGTCACAGGTACTGGTGGTAGTCAGATCATAGATCGATCTACCTTCACTACCATCGATTCGTACACTCAATCGGCACCATAAGGTCCCTTCCCCAAACTAGTTAGGAGAAAAAATGGCTTATAGCCGCCCAGGTGTTTACATCAGTGAACGCCTATTACCACCAGTGCTCCCAAGTGGAGTTACTGCAAATGCTGCTGGCGCAGTTGTTGCACCTTTTGCACAAGGCCCAGAAACAGTAACGCTTGTTAACTCTTGGTATGAATTTACTAAGTACTTTGGAGGCTACAACGCTTCCTATCCAGCCACCTTCCAAATTGGCGCTTTCTTTTCTAATGGTGGACGTGAACTGTATGTTCAACGTCTACTTGCTGCTAACGCTGTTGCAGCCTCTAGAAACTTAACAGATGGTGGCGGAGCAACTGCTGCAACTGTTACATCTAAGAATGCTGGAACAGATGGAAACAATCTTCGTGTTGTTCTTACTGCAGGTTCTGTAGCAAGCACTTACACCTTAACTCTTTACAAAGAGTCAGGTGTTGCTAATGACATTAACGATGATATTTTATTAGAGCGATATGAAAATATTGTTTTTGATGATTCAACATCAAGTGACTACGCACCAACTGTAATCAACATCATCTCTCCAAACATTTCAGTATCTGTTGCTGGTGGATATGCGGGTGCATCAATTTCTTTAGCAACCTATCCACTAACAAGTGGTTCAAATGGAACTGCTACCGCTTCAACTGATTACACCAACTATAAGGCTGGTGGATCTTCGGTGTTTGAGAGATACACATCTCTTGATCGTCCATTAGTACTCTTCCTACCTGTAGCAAATGCATTAGCATCTGGAACTGTAGCGGTATTTGATGCTGCAACATCTTGGGCAGAAGATAACAATGGCTTTGTTGTAATTGGAACTGACCCAGATTTAACAGTAGCAAATGCTGTTTCTTTTGCTGGATCTCTTACTGATACAAGTAACGCTGCTGTATACTTTCCAAACATCTACATCTCTGATCCACTAGGACGTAGTTCTGGAGCACTTCGTAAAATTGAACCTACAGGTTCGGTAGTAGGTCTTTACCTATCAACCGATGCAAGCCGTGGTGTATTTAAAGCACCTGCTGGAATTTCAACTCCAGTATTAGGAATTGTTTCTGTAGAAAGATCTTTTACATCTACAGAGTTAGACACAATGAATGCAAGCACATCTCCAGTAAATCCAATTCGCCAAATTCCTGGTGCTGGACTTTCTGTAATGGGTGCTCGTACATTAAAGCAAGATGGAACTGCAAACAAGTATGTAAACATGCGACGTTCTTTAATTTATATTCGCAAGAATCTAAAGAACTTAACAGAGTTTGCACTATTTGAAAACAATGACGAAAGATTGTGGGCCCGTATTAATACTAATATCGGTTCCTTCTTAAGTGAGTACCGCAACCAAGGTGGCCTTCGTGGAGCAACTCAAGCACAGGCTTACTTTGTAAAGTGCGATGCAGAGAACAACTCAGATGCAGATATTGCAAATGGTGAAGTTCACATTCAAGTTGGTGTTGCTCTTCAATACCCAGCAGAGTTCATCGTCATCGATCTCAGCCAAAAGACGCTGAACTAACCCGAAGGAGATAATAAATAAATGCCTACAATCATTAATAATAGATCAAGTTTAATAACTGATCCATTACGTAACTTT